CGATTGACAGAGAGGGCCTTGGCAGCATCGAGGCAGACATTGCCGGAGAATAAGTTCCGGTCAGAATGTATGTGCCAACAGGTCGAAACGATTTTACCGCAGCCTTTCCCGGACGGAGCATGGAATGCTGGCATTGACGAAACTTCGTGCATTGCTCCTGAGTCTGATGTTTATTATGGTATCGACATGAGCCAAGACCGGACATGGGTATCGATTGCGGTTTGCGGTCTGAGAGAAGACGGCAATTTTCATATAGAAACAGTAGCCAGAAGGTCAGGCATTGCATGGGCTGAAGAATGGTTCAGGATTCGAGCCATGCGAGGCAAGATAAAACTGGCTTTTCAAGGCAGAGGCGCACCAGTAACAGGGACGGCAGAATTACTCTGTACGATTCCTGGGGTGGAGCGATATGCGATAGAAGGAACAACATTAACATCCTCATGGGGACGATTCTGGGACGGCATTGCAGCTTGCGGAGATCCATCCAGAGGTGGAGTGAAGATTTTCCATTTACCACAGCCGGTCATGGATGTTCCGGCAAAAACAATGCAGCTCAGAAACCTTGGAGGAGGAGTCGAGTTGCCAGACAGGGTGAAAAGCCCTGACGAAATTAGTTCGATTTATGCGTGTTTCATGGCTTTTGCAGCTGCGACACGAATTGAAGATAATAAACAACCAAAAGTATATGAATCAGCTTATGCGACAGGATCTCCTGTCGTATTTGTTTGAGGAGGGCAAAGATGCCAAAGATTTTAGGAAGGTTTCGTCAGATGACGAGGCCTCAGTTTTACATTAGCTTTTCTCCGGATGCTCCGGCAGCGGTGCTGAACTATTCTGTCAAGAAACTTTATCAGACTCAGGACAATCTCCGAGCCGTGGTCGATTTCTTGGCAGCATCAATAGCGCAGCTCCCGGTCAAGGTGTATCGCAGAAATCCAGATAACACCAGAGAGAGGGACAGGACATCCAAAGCAGCAAGACTTCTGTACAGACCAAACGCAGTACAGACCTCATATGAGTTCATCAGAGGCCTTGTGACGGAGTATTTCGTGTTCGGCAATGTTTATGTATGGGTAATCCCTTCAGCCGAAACAGAGTCCGGATACGAGCTTTATATCGTGCCTTCTGATTGGGTACAGAGTACAGAAGGCGGAAATGTATATGCTGCGGATGTGATCAGAGTTTCTACATCACAGGGCGGAACTGTGGATATCCCAAAAGAAGAATTTATCCAGTTCAAGACATACTCTCCGGGTAATCCCGGAGGTTTTTTGTCTCCGGTATCTTCGCTCAGACAGTTCCTTGAGGAGCAGATTTCTTCAGGAAATTTCAGAAAAGAACTCTGGCAGTCTTCCGGACGGCTGAACGCTCAGATTACCAGACCGAAGGATGTCGCTCCGTGGACAGAAGAACAGCGCAACAAATGGGTAACTGCATTCAGAGAAGCATGGGGATCTGGCGGATCTAAAGCTGGATCCATTCCTCTTCTGGAAGACGGCATGAAGATTGAGCCCTTTCAGACAAGCTTCAAAGAACAGCAGTGGGCAGAATCTATAAAGCTTTCAAGAGAAGCAGTGGCTGCAGCGTACCGAGTGAATCCGTCACTGATCTGGCATACGGAGACACAGACCTACGCAAGCGCAAAGGATAACGCAAGGGCTTTATATGCTGAATGCCTTGGTTCTGATATCCAGATGCTTCAGCAGAGATTCAATGAATTTCTTTTGCCGAAGGTTGGTGCAGCTCCCGGTACTTATGTGGAGTTTGACCTGACAGAAAAGCTTAAAGGCAGTTTTGAAGAGAGAGCATCAATTCTGTATCAGGCAGCCGGTGCGCCTTATATGACTAGAAACGAAGTCAGAGCAGAGCTGAATCTGCCTCCGATTGAGGGCGGAAATGCGATGATAGTTCCGATGAATCTCTCGACCGGGAATGAGATGTCCTTGCCTGTTGAAGAAGAACAGATTGAAGAAGAGCAGAAGACTTCTCCAGGGGTGCATATAAAATCAGCAGACGAGATCCGATTTAAAGCACCATCTGCATCAGATGAAGAAAAAGAGAAGTTTGCGAAGATACTCCAGAAATTCTTCCGGAGACAGTTTGCATCTATTCTGCCGAAGCTTGGAGCCGGGGCCGAATGGTGGGACGAGGACAGATGGAATGCAGAGCTGACAGATGACCTTGAACCGATGATGCAAGAGATTGCTGATGCACATGGCATCGAGACAGCTGAACTGCTGAAATCAGAGTATTCGACAGAAATCACAAGGAACTACATCCGCAAGATGGCAGAAGGCCGAGCCAAGGCCACAAATTACAAAACGCATGAGAAGATTTCTGATGCGATAGACAATGATGAAGATCCTGTTCCGATGATGGAACAAAGGGAAAAGAACGAAGCTCCGATGCTGGCTCAGACAATGGCAACAGTTGCAGCCGGGTGGGCAGTTTCTGAAGCGGTGCATCAGGCAGAACGACAGCCGGGATGGAACAAGGAAGTTAAAAAGGTCTGGGTAACAGGCGAAAATCCGAGAGATTCACACGCAGCCATGAACGGAGAAGAGGCAGAGATTGACGAAGCTTTTTCAAACGGAGCCTTCTGGCCCGGTGATGACCGCCTTTCTCCAGAGGAATCATGCAATTGTAATTGTCGCACAGATGTAAAGATAAGAGTGAGGTGAAAACATGAACACCAAGGAATTTAATGTTTCATACAAAGAAAACAGCGAAGGCAACGGATATATAGAAGGCTATGCCAGCACATGGGTCAGAGAACCAGACAGTTATGGAGATATCGTAAAACAGGGAGCCTTCAAGAGAACGCTTCAGGAGTGGTATGACTCCGGTCGCAAGATTCCGTTCCTGTGGTCGCATGGCATGGATGATCTGAAAGCCTTTATTGGTTCTGCAACAGCAGACGAGGATGAGTACGGCCTTCATTTCGTGGCAGAACTGGACGATACACCGGAAGCACAGAGAGTCAGAGAACTGTACAAGGACGGCAGACTCAGCAAATTCAGTTTTGCTTATGACACTCTGGACGAAGGCCAGGTCGAACTTGAAGACGGCAGAAAAGTCAATGAGTTAAGAGACCTGACACTGTATGAGATATCAGCGGTTACTGTTCCGGCAAATGACACGGCCGAAGTCATCGCAGTTAAGGACGGCATGGAGGTGGCAGAGGTTAAATCCGGTCGCAGAAACAGCGCAAAAGACGAGGATGCGATCAGACAGGCTATTTCGCTCTTACAGAGCGTTTTAGATGCAGACCAAGCTGACGATGGAGAGGACGAGCCAAAGGCCAACGAGGCATCGGAGGAGCCGAAGGCAAGCAATCCAGAGAAGGCAAAGCTGCTTGAATATATCAAATCTATGGAGGACTCAACAAAATGAATCTGAAAGAAGAACTCGTTTCGATGAAGTCAGAACTTGCAGAGCTTAAAGAGCGTATCGAGGCAGATGATGCCGAGGCAATCGAAAGAGGCACACAGTTAAAGGCAGACATTGAAGCAAAAGAAAAAGAAGTAGAGGCAGCCGAGAAGAAGGCTGCTATTTTAAACACTATTGGTGAAAAACAGGAGGACAAACCAGTGGAAGAACTTAAAAATTTAGATCTTGCATCACTCAAGAACAACAGAGGTTCAGTACAGACTTACATTAAAGCAGCTACAGATCCGGTAACAGCTCCGACAATTCCGACAGTATCTCAGAGAGTTGCTGAGATCCAGTACAATCTCGGAGTAAGAGACCTCTTCAGCGAGGAAGCAATTTCCGGTAACAGCTACACATATTTCAGAATGGGCGCTACAGAGCTTCCGACAAGCTTTGACGGAACGACCGCACAGGGTGCAGAGAAGCCTCAGATCCATCCGACATATACCCCAGTAACAGCTGCGCTTGTTAAGAAGGCAGCACATCTGAAAGAAACAGACGAGCTTCTGAGCGATGCTCCGTATCTTGCCGATGTAGTAAGGGGCAGAGGTGTGTATGAGCTTCAGAAGGCTATCGAGGCTTATCTGGTATCAACACTGCTCGGCACTTCTGGCATCGATGTAACTGTTAGCAGCGGTATTTCCTTTGATAACCTTCTCAAGGCTAAGATGGCAGTTGCTGCCAACACTGGATACGATGCAGATGCTATCATCATCAATCCGGCTGATCTCCAGACTCTCCTTCTTACCAAGGACGGAGGCACTAGCGGACAGTATCTGATGGGTGGCCCGGCTTATGCTCCTTATGGCAATGGCGCATATGGTGCTTATCTTCCGATCTGGGGAATGAAGGTTGTAGCTACTTCTGCAATCTCACAGGGAACAGCACTCGTTGGTGCTTTCAGGGCTTGTGCTTCCATCATCACAAAGGCTGGCGAAGGCCTCAGAGTTGAAGTTGCTAACCAGAACGAAGATGATTTCGTAAAGAACATGGTCACTGTACGCATTGAGGAAAGACTCCTTGAGGCAGTAAGACTTCCGGGCGGTTTCGCAAAAGTATTCACAGCCTAATCAGCTGATCTCACAGGGACGGTCTTCTGCCGTCCCTAATCCAAATAAGGC